GCTTGAAGCTTGCCGCTTGTAGCGGGGCTCCCTGAGGCTTGGAGCTTGAAGCTTTTGACCGTTGATCTTGATCCGGGGGCCGAAGCGCTCCCATCCATTGCTCATGACCTTTAATTCCAGGCCAATCGTCGCCAGCTGCGCTGGCGACGCGTGACTTACTTCTATTGTGAATTGTTTCACTTGGCTGCTTTCTTCATTTCTTTCATGTCTTTTCTTACTAGTCGCAGGATCTCTTCTATTGCATCCGCGATTCTTTTTAATTGTTTTGTTTCCATATTATTCCTTCCATTGTTATGGACCAGTGGGTAACACCCAATATTTATAGTGGGATAGCCACTCTGCATAGTTACCGTTAGGTCACTGGCCCTGATCCATTACTTCTTCCTCCGGATAAATCCAGTGTCCATAATGGATTAGAGTTCATCCTATCATCTCTGGGACAGGCTGTCAAGCTTGCAGCTTGGAGCTTGCGGCTTGTAGCTTTTTTCTTTCATAATTTTTTCTGGCCAAGCGCTTATTTTGTTTCCCAGCGCTTTGGTTTCAAGCACTTGACCCCAGATCACTTCTTAAAGTATTCCGTGACATCTGGCTTTATGATCCGAACCATAAAGCATGGTCTCCGGGTTCCTGAAGTGATCAGGGGTCAAGTTTGGCCAAGCAGGGCCACTCCATCGCGGTGGTTAACCATCATCCAGGATATTATCCTGTCCGGAACCCTCTGTGATCATTTCAGTTGCTTGACCCGGGATCTACTAACGTCTTTAGCCATCGCATAAATGCGTAGTTAGTAGATCTCGGCTCAAGTTTGGTGGTATCCTGCCGGATACGCACCCAAAGTATAATTTTGGGCATTCGCCCCATGCAACGAGAGCTGTTTCTCACTCTCGCACTATACTTTGGCAACTTGACCCAAGATCCATCAGCAGACGTCTCTAGCTAGCTCCGTCCACCTTTTCAGGATCGGGCTAATGGATCTCGGCTCAAGGGCGTCTCTATGAGGTAAAGATTTATGATGAGTAAAAACTTCCCAATTAAGACGCCATCGGCTTTATGTTTTATTCATTTAAATATAACAAGATAAATCCAGCTACAAATAAAAAGAAATAAAACCATAAACTATCCACAATCAAAGCAAACTCCCTCAACTTGTCCTGACCATTCATCAGGCTTTGGATTGCAATGACATATTAAACATTCTGTATAAATCATATCAAACCTATAAATGATAATGAATAGACTACTGCAACTAACCAAATGGCAACTGCAAAGCCACACCCAAATACTATATAAAATTCTTTCATATAATATCTTATATATTCCCTTTACTTTTAAAAGTCAATACTGTAAATTAAATTAATTTTAACAATTAATGAAAGGTAAAAAATGGCTAGAGTAAGAAATAATCAAGGGCATAGATCAAAGATATTAAATGTATTTATGCGTCCTTATTTAGAACAAGAACATACACAAGAAAAAGAAGCATTTGATCAAGCGAGGGAAATTATAAAACCTTTGCAGGATAAAACATGGAAACTTGCTGAGAAAATAGTTAGACGACATTATACAAATGAAGATGTGAAGATGGCTTATCATCTCCAAAATAAGTTTGATAATGTTAATACTATTGCTAAAGATAGTTGCTTTCATTTTGGCTACATGAATAAAGCTGATGGTCATAACCATAAATATAGTGATGGTCAGTATGAAACTGAAAATCGCCATAGTGATAATGATGATGAAACTGATAAATACATTACAAAGCATTTTGATTTCCGACTTGATGGAAATATAAATGGAAATGAAACTAGCAGAACAAATGATTTTGCGTATGCTTATTTTCGTGATGAGTTAAAAGGTAAAATTAATAAAGGGGAAAAATGTAATCCCGATATTAATATCGAGCAAAAATGGGGAAATGGTAGTGGCGAGGAAAATGCGTCAAATCCTCATTGGACACAAGTTGACCATGCAAATGAAAGAGAACTTGGATTGAGTGGTGGTAAAGAAAATCAAACGAGTTATGCACGTGAGTGGAATAATGATTATGAACTTGATTTGATTGGTAGAGAATATTGTCGAGATAGACAAATCGGCTGTGATCAAAAAGAGTTTGCAATTTTGATGAGTTGGCAAGTTGCCAAACAAAAACTCATTATGGCTCATACTAAATGGATTGAAACTATTTTAGAACAATGCAAAGTTTTAAAAGCAGGTTTGAGAGATCATGTCTATTTGGAACAATCAATCGACATGGCTAAAAAAATGGGTTTGACAATATCTGAAACTGATATTTTGGCGACTACCTCTAAAGGTATTGTCGTATCAAATACAGATATATTAAACCATTTGGCTAGTCTAAAAAATAAGACACAAACTAGAGAACAAAAGATTTTGGCACGTCAAATCTACGACCAAAATCAAGCACAAAAATAGTTAATTTTGTGTATTGACATATCTGGGATTAGTATGATAATATCCCAGATATGTTTAACAATAATGAAAGCGAGAATAAAATGGTAAAACAACAATTTGATATTGGAACATATTTTACAATCCAATATTATGCAAAAAAACACAATAAGACAGTTACAAGAAAAGGACAATGGACAGAAGATTGTCTAGTTGGAACACATAAAGTTCATAACTATCCATATATAAAATACTTTGATGTTGACGCAAATGGAATTAGATGTGCGTCTAAATCATGGAAAATAAGCGAGGTGTCAGATGCAAAATAAAGACGAATATAAATTAGATAATGCTACAGATAGGATACATTTAATTGGACAACTAAAAGTTATTCTAGAAACTATTATTTATTTGCAAAGCGAACAGATTAAAGTTCAAGAGCAAATTGATAAACTAAAGGCTAAGCAATGAAATCCCGTTTTAAAAAAATAGAAGCTTTGCCAGATCATCTACAGCCGAAAATACTTTCGGCTGTTGCATTTATTAATTCAGCACAGCCAAATTTAAATAAAGCGGTTCAAAGAATAAATACTTGTATGAAACATTTAAGCGATAAGGAAATGAGTTGGGTTATGTCACTTTTAGTTTTTGATAAGATCATTGATATGGTCAAGGATAGTGACGAGTTTAAAAATCATACTCAATCAATGAAAGCGAGGACACTACAATGAAATATTGCCAAGGTCCAAAGTGCCATGAATATAAAACTAAAGACAGGATAAGAGGACATAAAGGTGATAAGCATTATGAAACTCGCAAGCGGGTTTCATTCTATTATCTTGGTGGCAATGCATGTTCAATAAAATGTGAACGTGATTGGTTTAATACATTTGGCGCATTGGCTCTTAAACATTTCGGTGTGATACACGAGCCTAAAAGAACTATGGCAAGTAACGCTTGGTATAAGTATAGAAATTGGCGAGGTTATAACAATCCTGATTATTACTTTGTTAATGATTTACTTGGCGATAAGATAGCAATCAGCCAAGCACAATACAATGACCGTAATTACACAGCGCCATATTTTTCTAGCGCAACAAAAGATTAAATAAATTGACACGATGCTAACGCATCGTGGCTCTCGCAACTCAACGCCCTAACGGGCGTTGAGTTTTTTTATTTTATTTATTAAAAAATTGCGCGCCACTGCGCGGCGCGCTGCGCGTTGCGCCTCGCTGCGCTCGGCTCGGTGGGGGGAAACCCTTTCAATAGTGGGAACCATTTCTGTCCTAGAATTTGCATTCTCTTATCTTAATTAATATTTAAATAAAAAGGGGTCCCAATAGTTTTGACTTTATTGCTTGATTTAGACGGTTAAAGCCCCTAAAACCATTATGGGACCCATAATGCAAGTAAACCTCGAAAAAATTAAAAAATTACCACCGGATATAAGAAAAGATTTTTATAAGCTCTATTTGAAGTATGGAGAAAAGAAAAAAATTTCTAAAGTCCAGTCTGATTTCCTAAGTTTCGTAAAACACATGTGGCCAGAGTTTATTCAGGGATATCATCATAAAATTGTCGCTAGTAAATTTAATGATCTGTCTACAGGCAAGATAAAACGACTAATTGTTAACATGCCACCACGACATACCAAGTCAGAGTTCGCTAGTTCCTTGCTGCCCGCTTGGATGATCGGGCGAAACCCAAAATTGAAGATTATACAAACGACCCACACCGGGGAACTCGCCATAAGATTCGGTCGTAAGGCAAAAACAC